TTCAGACAGTTTCATCAAATTTCCTCCGTTCCTCCATTCTCTTCAGGGGCCGCACTGTAGAAGACCATAGGCATGGTGTCCTGATCGTTGATGGACACGTGGCCCGTCAGTTCCACGCTGACCTGTCCCTTCCCCGCTTTCGTGGTCTGGAGGGAGAATCCGGCGGTAGACAGGGCGTTTTTCAGATGAATAGCAGCAAAGCCGCCGTTCGCCAGATCGCCCACCCACCACAGGTCGGAAAAGTCGGTCTGTTTCAGCGCGCGCCTGGGAGTGATTGCGCCGGTGACGGCGTCAATGTCCGCCGCACCCAGAGACGTCCGGATCAGCTCCGGGGACATGCCCAGGGATGTAAACGCAAATTTGCATTCCCAGCCGTCCAGATGCTTTAGCTCTTTCATATTGGTAGGACAGTTGTCAATATCCTCGCCCATGTCCGAATAAGTAGGCACGCAGGTTGCATTGATGCCGCCGGTGGTAGCGCATATAATGTCTTCGTCTTTGGGAGCCGCGCCTGTTTCCGGATCAAAGTTATTGAGCAAAACGCCGGCGTCCATTTGCAAGCCAGAGAATGTATTCTCTGGAATAACGGTAAATTTACCCATTTTGCATTTCCTTTCTTAATTTTTTGTCAGGTATTCGGCGGTCACGTTGATGTACCGCCGCTTGATATTGGGCGATGTTTCATCGGTCAGGCTCTGGCACCAGGGGGAACCCCGTTTGAGCCATATGTACCCGTTACCATCGCAGGGCAGCAGCTTCCCGCCCCTGCCGATGGCTTCGGACAGTTCCCGCGCCTTTGCGTTCGGGACGCCCTCCTGGGTGGTGAAGTACCACAGGTTGACCGTCAGGCTCACAGGCTCCTCCTGAAACGCGGATGTAATCACATCGTAGGTCAGATACGGGAACTGCACATCGTCGGGTACAGCGGTGGATGGATAGGCGGCGATTCCAAACCCGCTGAAAAACTGCTTTAAGACCGCTTCTTTGGTCATGTAGGCAGCCTTGTTTCCATCACGTCCGCCTTCATGACCTGAATCCCCGAAGGTCCGGGCGCAGAAACGGGTTTGGACTGAACCTGATAGACCGCCGTTTCATCGTCCACCCGGCGCAGATAGGTCCCCAGCTTTACCGGGGTCCCCAGGGGAAAGAGGGCGTTGTGGATGACCTCAATTTTATTGGACTGCGCAATCATTTTCTGTGTCTGGGTGGGGTCGTCCAGGGACATTTCTACGGTAGCCCCCCGCGCCCAGCCAGTCACCCAGCCGCCCTCCGGGTCGTCCACAATGGTTTCATTCATGATGGTGTATTTCTTATAGAAGGAATCCAACAGGCTCATCAAATTTCCCTCAACTTTCTATATGGATTCAGCCGTTCCCGGAACGCCGCCTGCCAGCCGCCGGAGCCTTCGCCCGCAGCGGATTTGGAGTAGGCATAGCCGCCGAAGCTCTCGCTGGTGTAGGGACTTTCCACAGTCTCCCTGTACTTCTCCTGCCATGCAGAAATTTCTTCCGACAGCCTGATGACGGCTGGCGGGATTGCCAACGCCCAGACGGACCCGGTAAAGGTTTCGTCCGGCAGGTACTCCATAGCCGGTCCGTATTGATGCAGGCCGTCGCTGAACAGGCTGCCCAGGATACGGAAATACTGTCCGTCCCGCAGGAATGGCAGCGTGATGCCGCCGTCCGAAATCGTGTAGGTTCCAGGATAAGTGTCAATCTGGAACCAGTTGTGTATATGGGTCAGGATTTGCTCCAGCATCACGCCGCCCTCCTTTGCTTACTTTCCGGCCTTCGCCATACGGGCAGGCTCCGCACTGGCAGGCTCCGCACTGGTGCCAGATGCCGTTCCCACGTCGATAACAGCGATGGCGTTTTTGTACTCTGCAAACAGGGTCATGCCCATAATGGCGGTGGACACGCTCACCACGGTCCCATAGTCCCCTTCAACATGGAATCCAATGAGATTGGTTTCGCCGTCGGTAGTGAAGGAAAGGCCCGCGCGGGCAAAATCGCTGTTGGAGGGGTCCAGATAGCAGAGCACAAGGTTTTCCACCGGCGTGGCAATCACCCGGCCCCGCTTGATCTCCGCCTCACTCATCAGAAACACGGTGCTGTAGCCCATGAAATCTTTCAGGTACTGGAAGCCGTTCTGATTCTGCACCGTGACCTGCGCCCCGCCCAGATATTCATAAACATCCAGAACGTTGGCAAACGCTACCACATCCGTGGCAGTGCGGTGCATCTTCTTGAACTCGTTGATGACCATGCCCTTCGCCATTGCCAGAGCCATCTGGAAGGTGTCGTAGCTTCCGGTCAGGGTGCCGGTGTTGAGGTACTGGAAAAATGGGTCCGTGACCTTGTTCTGGAGTTCCACCAGGAAAGCGTCGTCCGTCAGCTGCACAGCGACGTCATAGCCGTGTTCGTTGATGGCCTCAATGGTGACGGCTTTCGCATGTTTCTTGATGACCATTTCCTCATAGGCGGTCTCTGTGATTGTGGCCTTGCTGTAGGGGATTTCCGGTCTTGCTCTTGAGCACCGCGCCGGGCTGCTTCTTGATGGGCCGCATAATGCCCAGGATTTCCCGCAGGTGGTCCCAGTTGCGTGCAAAGCGGGTTACAAAGTCGAGTTCACGCGCTTCCACCTGAATATCTGCGGTCATGGTCAGGTTTTCTTTTACTGCCATTTCAAATCATTCCTTTCTGAAAAGTTCAATGTTCTCAGCGATAGCACGCTGCCGGTCGCTGGCATCCCTGATTTTCAGGATGTCATCCCGCGTCATCGTGCCGCCGCCGGTATTTGCGGGCGGATTGGGGGTCTGTGCGCCTTGGGTTTCCGTGGTCTCGATAAAGTCCGCCCACTCCTCCTGGATGGACTTCATCCATTCCTTTGCGCCGGTGATCTTTCCCTTGTCATCCAGCTCCACGCTGTCAACGTCGCTGACGCGCAGCACGGATTCCATACGCTTTTCGCTCACGCCCGCCGCTTTCAGGAGAGCCCGGAACGCGGTTTCTTTCGCTGCACGGGTCTCCTTTTGGGTTTGTTCGGCCTTATATGCCTCAAAATTCTCTTTAATGGCCTCATACTTCACCTTGTAGCTGTCTTTCTTCACAGCCTCCAAGTCCGCTTTCGCCGCCTCCAACTGCTTCTGCAGGTCCGGCAGCCTGTCAGCATCGGCCTGTGCGGCGGCAAGGCTTTCTTTCAGACCGTCCAAGGTCTCAGTGTGGGCCTCAATGATCTGGTCCGCTTTGTCGCCGTCGATCTCCAATGCTTTCAGAAATTTCCTTGTCAGCGCCATAATCGTTCTCCTTTTCTTTGGCCCCGGTCCTTTGGGGGCGAACGTTGTATAAAAACCGCCTGTGCGGGTTTTACCGATACAAGCTGTTCAAATCACCCTGCTGCAAAATTTCCATACTTTTTCATCAACTCCAATTGGGGATTACATTTTGTTCCCCTGCTTCCATGTAAGCCTCCAGGCAGGCGATTGCCTCCGGCTCAAGGATGAATTTTGTTTCATCTGTCAAAAGCCTGTGTAACTGCGATATCGTCATGCCCGGATTATCTGCATGAACCAACGCCAGAAAGTCGCTTGTCGCCTTTGTTTTGCCGTAAATTGGAGTTTTTCGCTTTTTAATATGCAGGAAAAAATGAACGTCTTTTCTTGCTTTTTTTCTCATTTCACCTATTGTAAAAGCTGCATTTTGATTCCTCCAAACGAAAACAGGGCCACCCATCCCATTTCTGGAATGAATGACCCCGTTCGGTCCTTCCGCCGGTCCTTTTACCGGCGGGAACATTGTTTACTTGTATATCTGCACCTGCTCATTTGTCTGCCGGATCAGCATGGACATATTGGTGCTGGGACGCCAACGCTGGATGTAATCCACAGCATCGTCAAAGCGTTTGCGCGGGATGTTGTTGCGGCTGTTCACCCGGAACCAGTTCTGAATGTCCCGGTTGCACTCGCTGTATGTCCTGCCCCGAACATTCTTATCATGATAGGCCGTGGAATCCGCGCCGCCCAGCGCTTCGATGACCTCGGAGTTGACCTGAGAGGCAAGAGTGCGTTGCTGGCTGTAGTCGATGACCATGCTGTCCTCCAGGGCGGAAATTCGCTGCTCATGCTGTACGGTGCGGTTGTCCAGCATGAAGATAGCTTGCAGTTCCTTGGAGAATTTGGTGTATCCTCCTGCGGTGGGCATGAACGCCGCCGCCAACACGTCCTTTGCTTTCAACTGGTACTCCATCAGCTTTGCCGCCAGTTCCGGGTTTTCCTGCTCCATTGTTGGCGTGATGCTGATTTTTGCCAGCCAGAGCGGTACGAAATCCAGTTTGAGGCAAAGAACCTCACGGTTTCCGTAACCGCTTTCGTTCAGGACGAAATTTCATCCCCCTTTAGTGAGAACCTTATCCTTCTGAATTTTCAGACGTTCGTTTTTGGTTTGTCCTTCGCTCAGCCCGATGCCCTCACACATCCAGCGGACACCCGCCCAGATAGTCCCGTCAGCGTCACGGGCCGCCATAAGTTCCGTTCCCATAAAGGGCACACGCTTGATTTCTAATTCGTTCATTTGTACAGCTCCTTTCAGCCTCCAGAGCCGCCCTTTTCCGGCTCAATTTTGATAAGTTCTTTTCTGTCGCGGATGATCTTGATCTCCCCATCTTTTCCAGGCTTTGCAGATACAGTGTCGCCATATTGGTTCATCACGCTCTCCATTGCCAGAAGGTGTTCTTGGCGAAGCTCGTATTTGATTTTCGGTTTGCTCACCGAACGTCACCGCCCTTTGACTGGCCATTCAAAGCCAAAATCGGAACGCTTGATTTTGCACCGCGGTTCGCCGCCCTTCCAAAACACAATGCCCTCAATTTCGTGTTCCATAAGGTAATGCCTGATTCCATCAAAGGTTCTGAGAACACTAATTTTTTCATCTCCATGCGGGAGAAGTAAATCCGAAGTATAATTGTATGGGTTCCCCTGGAAGTGCGGCCCAACGGCCTCAAACGTACCATCTGAGAGTGGGCAAGTAGAATTCTCAAAAGCGGCAATAAACCATTTATCGGCATGGTTATCCCCGTCAACCTTTACCCAATGGGGCCAATGCCCCGTTACGGGGTCAGGCTCACAGCAGGGGATTGCGCCAGCAGGCGGTTTCTTGCCCTTCTTGGCGTCATACCGCTTGTAGGGTTCGCCGTTGATGATGGCGCAACAGGAACCATCAATCTTGACCGTTGCCACGCCCTCTCCAGCAAGAACCCATTCCATGCCGGGACACACCTTATCGCTGATGCCAACAATGCGGTGGTTTTCATACCTTCGTTCAAACAGGGTTGGAATTTTTTTCATCCAAAACTTACCTCCACGCCCAAAAACTTCACGTCTTCCAGCTTTACGCCGGTGAAGGAGTGAATGCACCTGTTTTCATCGTCATAAATGGAGATGTCATAGATATGCGCTCCGTTGAGCGGCGGACACTTGATCCGCTCCAGCTTCACCAGCTCCCCGGTGAAGCCGTTGTATGTTACTTGCATGGGGGCCTCCTTTCATTTTGTTTTTTTCTTTTTCT